ATAAAGTTTTTACTCCACCGCTGGTTGTAGTGATGCTTAAATTAGATGTATTTGCACCGTTTACAACTTCAACTTTGAATTCGTCTGTGGATCTGATAGTTCTTGGCATTTATAATAACTCTTTTCGAGTATTTATAAAAAGAAAGGGAGCCCCGTAGGACTCCCTCTCGTGTTCTTTGGTAGTTAATCTTAACTAAATGAAGGATTGCTGATAGCAATTCTTGCCAAGTAGTCAGCCGCATTACCAAGGGATGAAGCCGTGTTCGACAACTCAACGTAACCGTATCTAGTTAAGAAACTAACTACTGGTTCGAAAGTTGACGGATCAAGGACAACGCCACTTGACATCAACGGAATGTAAGGGCAATAAAACGCCGCCGCATCCGCTTCAGATGAACCTTTGTAACCAACAAGCACGTCAGTACCTGTAGCCGCATAACCGTCTACATATACTCTCATAGCATTGTTTAGTGTACCAACAAATTTAGTATTTGTAGGCGCTTCAAAAGTTCCTTCAGTTGTTCTTGCGAACGCTGAAGTTGTTGCTGATTGAAGTATAGTTAATGCTTCACTAGAAACAACTGCAAAGTTACCTGCACCTCTTCTTGTTCTTTGTGCAATTAAGTTTGCTTGTTGGTTGATTAGAACCGCTAGAGCGGCGTGCTCGTCACCAACAAAAGTTGCTGTTCCAGAAACTGCAGACTGATCAAAAGTAGCCGCGGCAGAACCTGCCAACGCTCTTAATGAAGTTAAGATCTCTTGATCGATCTCAGCAGTAATCTCTTGAGCAAGTGCCGCCATGATTTCAGCCTCAATGTCAATGCCTTGTTGTGCTTGAGCATCTTGAGCCGCTTCAAACGTCCATCTTGCTTGTAGTTTTCTAGATTTTGCTTCAACTGTTTGTTTTAGGATCTGTACGTTCAATTTTTTACCACCTGATCCTTCAAGTGATGCAGTTGCTGATCCTTTTGCAGGTGAACTATCGTTACCTGAATAAGAACTTGCAATTTTGAACGGAGATAGAGCCTCGTCACCAGCAATTACATTTGTTGCACCACCAGTTGTAGTGTCAGCATATCTAACTCTGAGTGTGTGGATCTGTCCCACAGGACCTGTCATAGGTTGTACACCAACGATTTCGTTAGCAATAACTGTAGGCATTACCCTACGAATTACTGGAAGAATAACTCTGTTTAGAGTTGCTACGTTACCGGCAGAAGTTGCGCCAGTTGTTGCCTGCTCAGATAAAGTTTTTCTTGTGTTTTCTAAAACAACGTCCATTACTTTTTGTTTTTGACCAGATAAACCGTCCATTAGTGCGGTTTTAGTTTCTGACCATTTGTTTTCTAAGATTACATCAGACATTTATTTCTCCTTAAAGTCCTGCTAGTCTGCGGATGTCAACTATTTCGTTGTCATCTTCTTGATTAAAAGTATGGTTACTTTTATTGCCTGTTACTTCTGCCTTTTCTTCGTTAATTATTTTGCCTTTAATGACAGCCTTGTTTTCCATAACCGCAGGCAAGTATTTTTGAAATGCCTTGTCAAGGTTGGCTGTTTTAACTGATTCTAGAAGTTCACTCATTAGTTTCTTCTTATCACCTGTCAATGGAGATAAAAGTTCGCTAACGATTTGACCACGGTTCACTTTATCTTGGGCGATACGGATTTCTGCGTCTTTGCTTTCAACAAGTGTTGTTGTTTCCGCGATCTTGTCTTGTGCTTCTGTTAGTTCAGTGTCTTTTTGTGCAATTTGTTTTTTGAGTTTTGCAATCTCGCTCTTTTCCATCAAGTAGGATGTTTGGAATTCATTAGCAAATGCCTCAAAAATTCTTCGTCCAAAATTGACTTCTCTTGCAGAAGTTATGTCATCACGAAGTTGTCCAATCTCTTTGTTAAGAGTTTTTTCAACTGCTGTCTTAACCATTGGAGCGGCTTTTTCAGCAAATCGTTTTTTCATCTCTTCCATTTTTGCTCTTGCTTCAGCAACTAAAGCAACCTTTGTTTCAACAACATCTTTTTTGTCTGCGTTGAATTCTTGGATCTCTTTAGCAAGTTGATCAATAACAAAATTTTCAAGTTTCTCAAAGTTTTCTGCAACAGTTTTCTTATCACTGTGTAGATCTTTGATTTCTTTAGTCAATTGTTCGACAACGAACTTTTGAAGAACGTCCTGACGCTCAGCCATTACTTTACGGTCAGCAACGAATTCGTTGATCTCGCCGGCTAAGTTTTCAGTTATCATTTTGTCTAATGCTTCGACCATCACTGACTTGTCGTGTTCGTAGCGTTGTGCAAACTCTTCACGCAATTCAGCACTTACTGAGTCATGGACTTCTTTTAATTTAGATTCCCATTGCTCATCTATTTGTTTCTTAATATCATCATTTACTAATGACGATCCTAAGAGGTCTTTGATAGCATCAAGCATATCGTTCTCCTAACTTATCTTCAAGTCTCGTATAAGTTTTGCTATCCCATCGCTGAGATATTTTTGTACACGGGAATTTTCCCTTGCACTGGCGGCAATCTCCAGCAACTTCTGTCCACCTTCCATGTTCAATAAACCTTCGTATATTGCTGTTGGGTAGGCATTTGGTGCTGATGGTTGAGCCACCACGTCCACGGTGACGATTTCGAAGTCCGTAACATTCCCTGTTGCTTCGTCTACGTTTCCAGAGCCTCTAGACGAGACACCTAATTTAACTCCGGATTGTAGCATTGTTTCAACAAGTTTACCCATAGGCGTTGGCAAAATTTTCATCTTACCATAACCATTGGGACCGTCCATCCACATTTGCGTCATCATGTGACTAACTCTATCCAAATTCACTTTTAGATCATCTGGATGATCAACTTCTCCTAGGACACTATATCCACCGGATACTTGATCTGATATTTTTCTAACTGCTTCTGCAATCTCATTCACTGGATACACACGTTGGTTTGCGTTCTTCACGCCACCTTGAATGCATATACCTTTCATGAATAAGTCTTTACCACCGTTAGCATCACTTTCAATCACGACTTGTGCCTGATCAAAAGTAAGATTTTCTCTTAGTAGTTGCATACCAGTTCTCCCTCTAATTTACTTTTTAACTTACTTCGGTGTTACAGAAGTTTTGTTATCTGGTGTATCAGCGGTAGTTGGTTTTGGTGCATTGTCCATTTTTGCTTTTTTGATGCCAGGCTTATTTTTTGCGTCTACACCCATGTCTTTAGGTTTGTCCGCACTTTTTACTGCGCCTGCTTCTTTAGTATCCATCAAATCACTTGCGTTAGCAGATGGCTCTGTGCCACCTTTTGCCGCTACTGGACTTTTGTTTGAATCTTCACCGCCACTCATGTCTGCTTTTACCATGTCTGAATACTCATTAATAAGTTGCTCAGCAGTTTTCTTTTCACCTTCTTCAACTTCTTCGTCAGCAGTTTCTTCTACTGCTTCTTCTTCTGTTGCGTCGGCTTCCATCTCAACTTCTTCACCTGGCATTTCAGGCATATCAGGCATATCGGCTTCTTCTTTGTCGTCATCGCCTTTATCCTCATCGCCCATCATAGCATCAAATTCTGCTTTTAGTTCATCAAGAGCGTTTTCTAAATCCATGATTTTGTCTTTCACTTCTTCTTCTGAACCTTCTGCATCATCATTGTCAGTTGGATCCATATCACCTGCGTTCATTGAATGCATCGCTTCTGGTGCCATTTCGTCACCATTTTGTTCTGCTTCTATGTCAGCAATTAGATCGTCAGTAGCATCGCCACCAACTTCTTCGATAGTTTCGTCGGCTTCATCAGCAGTTTCTTCTACTGCATCTTCTTCTGATGCTTCAGTTTCTTCTACTGCTTCGTCTTCTGATGCTTCAGTTTCTTCTACTGCTTCTTCATCAGACTCTTCGCCTTCTTTTTTCATTTTATCTTTTTTGGACATTTTTTCGTCGTCTTTTTCTTCTTTGTCCTTGTGTTTTTCTTCTTCTATTTTAACATCTTCAACATCTTGTTCTACAAGACTGTTATAGATATCCCTAGACTTTTCAACTACTATATCATGAAATAACTCTTCGGCTTTATCATTTTCTTCGTTGACGAGAAGGTCTAGTAATTCATTAAATTTGTTTGACATTTAGATCTCCGTATCTTTCTTGTTTGCAAACAAGCCATATGGCTTCAAGTGTTAGTATTTACACGAAAAAGGGTATTAGGTAGCGAAAAAGGGGTCGTTTTACGCCATTTTTTGTTATTTTACTAATTTATTTATGTGTGATTCAAATTCTGGGTAGGACATATCCCTCAAATTGGGTAAATTTTGTAGTTTTGGTGGCAGATCTAAGTTTAACACCTCTTTAGACCCTACCCTAAAAAATTGGCACTCAGGCCCTACATCTTTGCAGTTTGCTCTGATTTGATTCTCCCAATTACCAGTAAAGATAGGATCATGAGTTGGTGCTCTGTAATTTTTGGTGCCTTTGTATATGTTGTTGATCTTTTTAGTTGGACTGCCAAAATCCATACCCAGTATGTAAATGTTCTTGAAGCCTTTCATTATTGCAAGACGCACAGTGGTTGGACCTGTGCTCCATCCCCAATCTGTTGGAAACTTGATTGCTGGGGGTGCCTTTACTTTAGCACGTGGATAACTCCAAAATTCATGTTTGTGTGCATAGCCTGAATCATTTATTTCTCTGGCCATGTTTATGTCCACTGCTACAAGAAAGTCCACAGGAAAAGTTCTATAAATTGCGTTACAACCAAAAATAGCAAGATCTTTTTTTCGCAGTTTTTCAAGATCAAATCCTTGTCTGCTTTCACCGTTCATTATGACCACTGCTGTGCTTGAATTAGGAAAAGGATTAGAAGGTACTTTTGTTACAGACTCTCTGTATAGAGCCATCTTTGCAGTTTCTTTGCGTTTTTTATTAGGTAACCCCTGTCCAGCCATATAGGTAGTTATTGTATTTGTGGTTGTTATACAGCAGGTTCTGATGGCTGTGCATACATTTTTTGCACACGTTCCATATCACGTTCGTATTCTTCTGCTTTTGCTTCAATGCTTTTGCGTAGAGCATTTATCTGTTTGAGAGTGAGTTTTGTTTTGCGTGTGTCGTCTAGTGATCTAACAGTTATGTCCTCTTCGTTGTCATATCGAGGATTTGTGAACGGATCATTATCGTAAGCAAAAAATTCAAGTAGTTTCATAATAATATTTATTCTGCTGGTTCGCCTGTGTCACCTGGTGCTGTGGTTTCATCAGGACCTTCGCCCTGTACTTCTGCACCTGGTTCAGGAGTAGGATCTTCTGCTCCTGCTATGTCTTGACCTAATGTGCCTGGTGATACACCAACGCCTCTGAGATCACTACCTTTGCCGCCTCTTGTTTCTGCTGTGCCATTTTCTTCATGCCACAAGTTTTCGTTTTCTGCAACTTCTTCTTCCGACAGTCCTAAGAAACGTTTCATTGCAAATCTTTTGCTTAGATATTGATTTTCTGCAACAGCCGCATAAGTGTTTACTCTTGTGCCGTCCATTTCCATTTGTCTGTAAGATGCAAAGTTCTGTGGTTCATTGAATTCAACTGAAAACAGTTGACTGTCAATGTTTATGCCTCTTGTCTTCAAGAAGAACTTGAATTCTAAATCAAAATTAGGAGCAATCAAACTTTGTAATCTTTCACAGTATTTGTTGAATCTTAGTTCCTGTATGTAGGCAGTTCCTACTCTGCCATCTGAATATTGTTGCTGTCCATCATCTGGACCAGTTGGCAAGTATGAACTTGGTATTCTCAAACCAC